GGAAAAATGTCTGGCGGTATGTCACAGTACAACGAAGGCTCTATGCTCGTTCCACCTGAAATGGAAATGCCAGAAGACACTTACCCCAACATTCCAGAAGACGAAATGGCAGAAGCAGAAGCTTCACAGCTTCCAGACGACGAGATGGAAGAAGACTACACAGGCTATGTACTAGAGCAGTCTCTAGACGTAGAAGAACAAGAATATTTAATGGGCGTTCTAGAAGGTGATGAACGTCTAAGCGGCATCTTTGATAAGGTCATGGATGTTGCAGGAGAATTCTCCGGCGAAGGCGAAGTAGAAGGTCTTGGCACAGGAGTATCAGATTCGATTCCCGCAAGGTTATCGGATGGTGAATTTGTTTTCACCAAGAAGGCTACCGATCAAATGGGCGCTGATCAGCTACAAACTATGATGGACGATGCTGAGAAAGCCTATGACGGTGGTTTAATGAAGAAAGCATTTGGAGGTCTAACAAGCGAAGACGATATGGATTCGTATGATAGTGAAGAAGAGGTTAAGAAACAAATGATCTCTGCTAACCAAATGCCAAGTATACGATAAAGCTACTTCAGTTCGCTGAACCCTTTATTATTTTTTTACCTAGAGGCCACCTTGAAGTATCAAGACCCTATATTACAAACGCGAGTAATATAGCCACCTTGAAAGACTAGCAAGCCCCAACAGGAGTGTGATCAATATGTCAACTGCAAACGAACAAATGGAAGAACCAACTGCGAATCCGTATAACTCTAAGAAGGACTGGCACACACCAGATGCCCCAAGTAGAGGTAAAGCAGATACGCTTTTCTTTGAAGAACCCTCACAGGCCACCCGCTCTGCGGCCCCTGAACAAGCAGAGGCTCCCAAAGGAAATACAAATTATAAAAAACGATACGATGATCTAAAGAAGCACTACGACCAGAAGATAGCTGATTTTAAACAGAAAGAACTACAGCTTACAGCGATGGCACAAGAGACGCAACCTGCGTATGCCCCGCCTAAGTCAACCGAAGATCTTGAAAATTTTAGAGAGCAGTATCCTGATCTATATGAAACTGTAGAAACCGTTGCACACTTACAAAGTGAACAGCAACTACAAGCTTTGAAAACTAAGATGTCTGTTCTTGAAGAACGAGAAGCAAACATCCAACGTAAAGAAGCGGAGACTACACTGCGTTCTCGACATCCTGATTTTGAGGATATACGAGGCGATGACAAGTTTCACGAATGGGCTAAGGAACAACCAGAAGCAATTCAAGGTTGGATCTATGAAAACCCAGACAATGTTTCATTAGCGATAAAAGCTATTGATCTTTATAAGATGGAAAATGGTATTAAGATTGGAAGTAAGCAGAAGACAAAGAAATCACAAGCCCCCAAATCTTCAGCGGCAGACATGGTATCTACGAGAACTACTCAAATAGATTCCAAAGAGCCTAAGATTTGGTCACAACGGGAAATCACTAAACTGTCTATGGCTCAATTCGACAAGTATGAAGCCGATATTGACCTAGCTATTATGGAAGGCAGGATAGTAGATTAAATATTATTGTCTTTTTTTGGAGTAACATAACATGGCTTTTAACACATCAGACGCTCTATTTGAGCAAAGCACAGACACAAACGGTAACTTTGGTAACTCAGTTACTGGTCAAACTAACAGCTTCTTCCTACCCTCAGTCTTTTCTAAGAAGGTTCTTAACTTCTTCCGTAAGGCATCGGTAGCTGAAGCAATTACCAACACTGATTACAGTGGTGAAATCACAGGTTTCGGTGACTCTGTAAAGATCATCAAAGAGCCAGTAATCACTGTAGCCGCTTATGAGCGTGGCGCTGACGTAGCTCAGACTAAGCTGACTGACATTGAAACTACTTTGATCGTTGATATTGCTAACGCATTCAAGTTCAAAGTTGATGATATTGAAACAGCTATGTCTCACGTAAACTTTAAAGAAGTTGCATCTTCATCTGCCGCTTACGCTTTGCGTGACGCATTTGACGCAGGTGTAATTGCTAAGATGTTTGCAGGTGTTTCAGCTTCAAGCCCTAACCACATCCTTGGTAGCGATAGTGCTACTGACCTAGCCGCAGGAACTCTTGACGGCACTGGTAACTTGGACATTGGTTTCGGTTCTAACGAGCATGATCCTTTGGATGTCATGGCACACATGGCGCGTCTTCTTGACGAGCAAAACATCCCAGAGGAAGGACGTTGGTTCTTGGCACCACCTAGCTTCTACGAGCAACTTGGACAATCTAGCTCTAAGTTAATGTCTGTAGACTTCAACGCCGGACAAGGTGGAATCCGCAATGGATTGGTATCTTCTGGTAAGCTACGTGGTTTTGATATGTACAAGTCTAACAACGTACCTGCTACTTCTAATGCCGCAGGTCAGATCCTTGCAGGACACATGAGTTCTACTGCAACGGCTCAGACCATTACAAGCACTGAGGTTCTTCGTGACCCAGATAGCTTTGGCGACATCTGTCGTGGTTTGCACGTTTATGGTGCTAAAGTTTTACGCCCTGACGCACTTGTTTCTGCGTTCTACGGTATCGACTAAGTAAGCAATTAGAGAAGGGGGTGTAAAAGCCCCCTGATCTTTAAGAGGTTATAATGGCAATACTTGGAAGCAATACAAAGCCTGTAATGATACAAGGCAGAAGTAAAGGAAAGATACTAGGCGATACAGGAAGTTGGTATAAGCCAGAGAACAAAAAGAAATACGAAGATAACTGGGATGCTATCTTTGGAAAGAAAGAAACTGAAACTAAATCAAAGGCGCAATAAGATATGGCAACAACTTACCTTGAACTAACTAATGAACTTCTTCGTGAACTCAATGAAGTTGCCTTAACTGCATCAACCTTTTCAAGTGCGTTAGGCGTACAGCAACATGTTAAAGACTCAGTAAATAGAGCCTACTTTGATATTATAACTCAAGAACCTCAATGGCCTTTCTTATCTGTTGCAGAAAGTGGCACAGTAGATCCGATGTACGGCAACGTATTTGTTGAGACAGTTATAGGTCAGCGTTTCTTTGAGTTAAAACCTGCTAGTTCTAATATTACAACCGACTACAGTTCAATAGATTGGGATAACTTTTATCTTACTACTGTAGGCGTATCTGGAGAATCTCCTCCGTACATAAGTCGCAACCTTAAATTCTTAACAACTGAAGAATGGAAAGACTTTCGCAGAGTTGGAGAGAACCTAGACGATGCAGACACACAAAACTACGGTGTTCCTTCTGCCGTTATTAGAAGCCCAGACTCACGTAAGTTTGGACTCAGCCCTATTCCCGATAAGGTATACCGCGTTTGGTTTTATGCGTGGAAACTACCAACAAAACTAGTTGCTCATGGCGACAATATAGTTTTCCCAGATTTGTATACTGGTGTTCTACAAGCTAGAGCTAGGTACTATATCTGGCAGTTCAAAGACAATCCACAGGCGGCGGCATTCGCATTAGATGATTACAAAAAAGGATTACGCAGTATGCGTTCTAACCTTATTGAGCCTACGCCTACATATATTAAAGATGATCGGATGAGGTATGTTTAATGGCCGCTTCACAACCCTTTGGTATTTCTTGTAGAGGCGGGTTAAATACTAACCTTAATCAGCTTGAAATGCTTGCTCAGCCCGGAGTTGCTACAGAGTTATTAAACTTTGAAGTGAATCCAGATGGCGGGTACAGACGTATAAATGGTTACTCAGCTTTTGGATCTAATCGACCTAACGGTGGTGAAACTGTATTAGGACTTAAAGTTTATGCAGACGGTGTAGTTGTTTGTAGCGGTACAGGTATTTTCTTTAGTGTTGATGGAGCAAGTTGGTTACAGCTAAACAAAGCAAGCGTAGCCAGTGGAGGAGACAACTTCACAACCTTTAGTAACCGTAGCGTAGATGCAAGAACTGGACAAGCCCAAGTAACTTTTACAATCTTTGAAGGCAACAGCGACTACGGTCAGCTTATAATCACTGATGGGATAAACAAGCCTTTCTTATTTAATATGACAGGCACTGGTGGCTTAGCTTCTCGAACATTCTTTGCAGAAGAAGTAACAGTAAGCGGATCAACAGCCCCTACAGTATGTGTTATTCACGACAGCCATTTAGTTGTTGCAGGAGCGCCAAGCGCAAAGAACACAATCTTTTATAGTAATCTTTTAGATCCTAGTGATTTTTCTGGTTCTACAGGTGGAGCTATTGTACTTCCAGATCAAGTAGTAGGCATTAAAAGTTTTCGTAACGACTTAATGATTTTCTGCCGCAACAGTATTCACAAGCTTATAAATATAAATAGTTCTACTAATATTGCAATAGTTCCAGTAACACAAAACGTAGGTTGCCTTAGCTCTCATAGTATTCAGGAGATTGGTGGTGACTTAGTATTCCTTAGTCCAGACGGTATCCGTTCAGTAGCGGGTACAGCGCGTATTGGTGACGTTGAATTAGGATCAGTAAGTCGGCAAATACAGTCTGTAATATCTACACTTGCAAAGTCTGTAAATACTTTTACGCTTGCTAGTACAGTACTCCGAAGCAAATCACAATACAGATTATTTTTTAGTCAGGTTGGTGGTGCTTCGTCTATTGCGCTTGGAATTATAGGAACATTAACACCTAACGGTTTTGAATGGTCTGAAACAAAAGGAATACAAGCAACAGGTCTAACATCGGGCTTTAACAAAGATGGCGTGGAAAAAACATTTCACGGAGATAGCAAAGGCTATGTTTATAACCATGACTCAGGCAATGCATTTTCTGATGATGGAACAGCTTTTAATATTTCAGCAAAATATAGCACACCCAATTATGATTTTGGAGACATCGGAACTCGAAAGACTTTGTACTACGTTAAAATATCTGTGTCTCCTGAAGGCGAGATACTCCCGTTTCTAAGACTTCGATATGACTACGAAGACTTAGACATTCCTCAACCTGCACCATATCCCGTAGTAGGAATTCCAATTCCTTCTTCTTTTGGAAACGTAGCGTTTGCAGCAGCAACATTTGGCGGCAGTAAAGATCCAATGTTTAGACAAGCAGTAGAAGGAAGTGGACACGTAACAAACTTTAGAATTACCAGTGATGACCAAAACGCACCCTATGCAATTAACGGCTTGTACGTTGATTACGTCCCATCAGGCAGGAGATAACCAGACATGGCAGGATCAAGTTATACTAGACAAAGCACACTTACAGATGGCGATACAATCACCGCTGCACTTTTTAATGACGAATACAATAAACTTGTATCTGCGTTTGCATACACTTCTACTGGAACTACCGGACACCAACATGACGGTGGAGCAGGAGAAGGTGGTAACATTGAAATTATTGGCGATCAAGATTTCTTAAACAAGCTTGTAGTCGATACCACTAACAACCGTTGGGGATTTTTTGTACAGGTAAGCAGTGCAGCAGTAGAACAGATTCGCATCCAAGACGGTGCAATTGTTCCTGTAACTGATTCAGACATTGACTTAGGTACTAGCTCTTTAGAGTTTAAGGACGGCTTCTTTGACGGAACTATCCATGTAGATACACTAGACGTAGATGCTAACGCAACCATTGCAGGCACTCTAGGCGTAACAGGCAACACAACTGTTGGTGGCACACTAGGTATAACAGGCAACACAACTATCGGTGGAACTCTTGTAGTTACTGGTACTACAACGCTTAATGGCGGTACGCTTACTCTAGGTGACGCGGCAAGTGACAATGTTGTATTTGGCGCAGACGTAAACAGTAATATTATCCCTAACACTGACAGTGCATTTGACCTTGGAAGCTCTTCGCAGGAATGGAGAGACTTGTATCTTGATGGCACTGCACACATAGATACACTAGATGTAGATGTGAACGCAACCGTTGCAGGTACGCTTGGTGTTACAGGTGTATTAACTGCTTCTTCTTTAGATATCTCTGGAGATATTGATGTAGATGGCACAACAAACCTTGACGTTGTTGACATAGATGGTGCAGTTGACATGGCTTCTACGCTTGCTGTTGCAGGTATTGTAACCGCTAATGCAGGTGTAAAAGTAGACAACATTACAATAGATGGTACTGAAATAGATTCAAGCGGTGCTTTAACACTAGACGTTGCAGGTAACATAACTCTGGATGCTGATGGCGGCACAGTTACTTTCGCAGACGCAGGTAGCTCACTAGGAACAATTACTTCTTCGGGCTACTCAGGCACATCGGCTGTAGCTACAACCGTTACAATTACTGACAACGAAAACACAAACGAAAACAATGCTATTATCTTTACAGCGGGTGGCGACTTAGAC